TGTTTATCTAAAGAGTTACGAATACTATTTACTAAGTGCATAGCATTTCTTTTTGATTTTAGATAATCATGTTTAGGATTGGGGGTTTTTCTACTCAGTGCCATAGTGTTCTTTTGCCTTTTTTATCAAGAGGTTAAGGTAGTATTGTGCTTTTTCGAGATCTTCTACTGGCTGATCTTTATACTTGTATCGCCAGATGTATTTAAGTGTATTCCCTTTTAGGTATCCACGAAACTCTTCCTCATCCATGCTGGCTTCGATAGCACAAACAGCTTCGATATTCTTTCTATTATAATGCGGTGGATTATTAACCATGTCCATTTCTCTCTCCTTTGTAGCAGTTTTATTTTAGTATGTTTACTGTTAATTCTACAGCTTTTAAGCTGGTCATAATTAAAAAAACTATTGTTATAAGATCCATATTTATACCTCCTTTTCTAATTAATGTATAGTTTTTTCTTTTATTCTTTCTTCTATTTGAACCCTTAGTTCTGGAAGGGAGTTACTAGCTTCTTGTAGTATACTACTTACTTCTTCATCTGATTTAAAAATACAGCAGTAAAGTTGTATTGCTATGGCTAACAAAGTTCCTGCACCCATCATTACAGATTCACTACTGTTAGGTTTAATTATAGGAGTGAGGAGATCGTAAACATCTTTATACAACTGCTCCTGTTCGGGTGTCATGCGTTCTTGTTCTGTATCTATCATGTCTTTGTAGAGTTTAATAGAATATTTATTCTTCTATAAGTAAACTCTCTTTCTCCTTCCATAATTAAATTAAAATATTTTCTTGCGTAATCAGGATCAATTCCAGCCAACTCACAAATAGGTTCAAAGGTGGAAGCGGTAACACATTCTGGTAAAGTAAACCATTTAATAGCACAGTCCCTATTAGCAATAGAAGAACGGGGTTCACCATCATAAGCTGGCTTGGTCGCATCCAACAATGACTGAAGAAAGACTGCGATAAACATAACTCTTTCGGGACTTGAAGGAGTAGATATATTTTGGTCTTCATTAAAGATATACCTTTTTGCAAAGTTATCCCAAGCTGTTGGTGGTATAGATACATTAGCTGAAACACTCGCTTCTCCAACTTCCCCATTTTGAGTAGGGTCCATAATTTTTGTGTAAGTAAAAGCGGTGGTCGTAGTGCTTGTTATACCCCTTCGTATTCGTACTTTCTTTTTCATTTATCCAACTATCAGGTACTAATTTTTCTGCCCATTGAAATTTATGTTTATCTGCCCAATCTCCTACAGATGTTTTACTATATTTAGATAGCTTTGTCCTAGCATCCATGAAAAGTATTCGGATGTCAAGATGAGGATTGTAACTTCTTATAAACAACATCTTTTTTCTATCTTTTAATGGAAAGTATCCCTTACATTCTATCAAAATATTGTTTGGTAATACTATATCAGGTAGATAGTTATGCATACTTTCGGGAACAGCATAAGAAACTTTATAAGATTCATATCCTGCTTTAATATTCCTCTCTTTAAGATCAGCAAACACACCTTGCTCAAACTTAGATCTGAACTTACGCTTCTTTTTCTTCTTGCGCTGTTCGTTTCTTATGTTTTCCCTTTTTCTACGGGGTGAGTTCTTCGACATTAGGTAGCTTCCTGACTTGAGTTAAGTATCTTATTCCATTAGCATATTTAAAACCACGTAATCCCCGGCCATCATTAGCGTCTTCCCAACATTCAAACTTAAAGCGACAGTAAGAACAACTCGTATTTAATTTCATGTTACCTGATTGCCCATCGGGAACTTCGCTATAACATTTATTAGGAGGAGTATCTTTCGCTAATACTTTTTTAAGATATTGAATACGATCTTTCGCATCTATCATTTCCATTTGATGTAGTGGCATGACAACCACTTCACCTGACTGTTTATCTATTACAATAAATGCAGCTTCATTATCATTCTCTGTTAAAGCATACGCAGAAATTTGTGCTACATAACCAAATGGATCATCACCTACTAACTTATGATTTTTAAATTTAGAGAATGATCTACCTGAAGCTGACTTAAAATCTACAAGAACACCATCTACTCTGGCATCTTGGTGTCCCTTGATACCCTCTATGTCATGCTCCTTCTGTTGTTCTTCTACAGAATGTCCTGACATTTTTAACATCAATACTAATAGCTCTTCAAGTAGATGACCATATAAAAACTTTAACTGTAAGCTATAGTCCAATCTATGTTGAGAAGTATCGTAAGTTTCATACCATAGTTGTCGGGCAGGTTTGCCTATGTTAGACATCCGCATGACCACTCTTTTTTCGGTAGTGTTTCCCTCTGAAAAAGACGAGGTGATAGCAGAAGCTACGTTATCACAAAACTCATTTAGGTCTTTGCTGGAAGGAGATACAGCATTATCCCAAAGTGACTGAAAGTCTTGTGGTATAGTTGAAATTGTTGCCATCTGCTATCACCTCAAGTTAGACTAAAACGGTGAGTCTTCTGATTGAGGTGCAGTATATCCACCTTTTACTTCACCAAAACCCTCACCATCATCGTCAGACTCAGGAGAGTTGTATTCAATTAACGAAATAACCTGTACAGCTTCAAGATGAAACTGATGAAAACCACTTTTAGTAGTCTTAGAAGAAAACTTTACATTAACTTCCGAACCATTTCCTATCTTCTTATACATATCATCAGATAGGGGGTTGTTCTTTGCATCTACTACAGATGGTCTGGGATTTAGATTACCATTGTAATCATACCCATACTTTTTAAGAGTAACGAAACTTTCTTTCAAACCAGCACTGGCTTTACCAGAATTAGGATCATCTTTCTTAACATTCATACCCAATTCTTTAGCTAACTTGACATTATCTTTATCAAGATTACCTACATCAAGTGAATACCTTTTATCATCAGGACTCATTTGAGTTCCCATTGGAGTATGTAGTTTAGCCCAATATATTTTTCCAGAAATAACAGGCATTTTTTTCTTTCCTTTCGTGTTCAATAAGTTTCAAAAAATTTTCAATAAACCCAACGTAAAGCACGACACAGAACGTGTCAAGAAAAAAATTCAATGTCGTTCATTTTTTCGTACGCCAGATTGTAACAGTCATCTTTTACTATGTATCCATTGTCACCATCCTCTTCTCCTTGTTTAAGAAATTTAGCTCTATCAAAAAACTTTTCTTTTTCTATCCATCCACATACCCAACATCGAGAGTAGTCAGAAAACATTCTAACGAATACGTAGTAGGTACATCTTTGTCTTGTATTATAAGCGGCTACAGAAGCAACGTAATGTGGTTGAGGAACTGATCTACATCTTTTAGTTTTTACATCAATGGTTCCATTAGGCGTGATGATATCGTAGTCGTAAGTATTATTTAACTTACCTTCTTTAAGTACTGACAGCACAGCCTGTTCTCCAATAAAACCAAGTACATTTCCTTTGCCTTCAGAGATAGAGTGTTTTAGAATACCCATCTCCTTAGACTTTTCTTCAGCTTCTTTAATCCATTCAGGTATGATCTTAACTTCTAACATTTAATGTGTCTCCGACCAGTTGATTCCAATTTTAGATTCGCTATCAAGAGGACACCTCACGTTTAAACTTTCTTCTGTGTCCTTCATTGCTTGTTTAGATATATAACAAAACTCTTCAGCATCTTTTTTATGTACTTCAAACTGTACTTCATCGTGTATATTAGCTACAGGCTTTGCGTCTAATCCATTTATCTTTACATAGTTAGTTATGTGGCACAGCCATTCCTTACAGATGATTGCACCTGCACCTTGCAATAAAGTATTTACGGCAGCATGACTGCTCTTAATGTGGAAGTATCTTCCATCTAATCCTTTGACCATATTAGTTTCTTCTGCTTCTTCCATAGTTCTTTCTCTGAAAGACGATAGCTTGGGCATAGAAGTTAAAAATTTATTAATCAATCTTTGCCCTGTTCGTGCATCTTCTCCAACTACAGAACCAATCTTAGAAGCTCCAGCCCCGTAGAGAAAAGCGTAGATGAAAGTCTTTGCCTGATCTCTTGTTTCTAAACCAGCCATCTTTTGATTAGCCGTGTGTACATCCCCCTCAAGTATTTCTTTTGTGTAGTTATCATCATTAATGTAATGGGCTAAACACCTCAGTTCTAAACCAGAAGCATCTGCTCCTACTAATCTGTAGTTATCTGGATCTTCTACAGTCCAGCATTCCCTACACTCTTTTCCATAAGGAGAGTATACGGCTGGAATTTGTGCCATGTTAGGAGAGTTATGACTCATGCGGTTGGTAACTGCACCTATCGTTATGACATTGCCGTGTACTCTTTCCGTGTCGGGATTAATAGCTTTAACCCACGATGCAATCTGTGATGTTCTTTTATTAAGTAACATATACTTACGGATGTACTCTGCTTCAGCTAGATCACACTCTGCTAATGTGCCTTCATTAACAACAGGTAGTCCCGTCTTCTCGGTAAACTTAGTAGGCTTCCAGCCTCTTTTAACTAACCTGTCCCCTATCTGTTGACGACTCTGTGGATTAAACGGAATGATCTTAGTCTTTGTTTTTAATTCAACCAGAGTAGGTTCAAAGATTTCTACAAGATGATCTTCCAGTTCGTTGCTCTCATCTGATAAGGAAGCAACGAGAACCTGAACTTTACACCTGTCTATAAAGAACCCGTTATCCTTTTGAAGATCCAAGAGTCTACGAACAGTGTGCTCTAGTTTAACTGAATGCTTAGACCATCCTTTCATATTCTCACGAAGATGGTGATAAACTTTTTCAGTTACTTCTACATCCCTTTCACAGTAACGATGCATCATAGGTGTGTATGCTTCAAATGATTCTGGGCTGTTCATCTTGGGGAAGTTAAGTATATCTCCCCAGTTTCTTAAACTATTCCCACCATCTCGAATGGGATTATTTAACTGACTAATAATAAGGGTATCTATTACTTTAAAATAAGAGTAATCAATGTCCCACAGTTTCTTTAAGCTAGGTAAGTCATACGATATTCCGTTATGCATGATAAGCTGATCAGTTTGATTAAGATAAGACTGTAGCTTATCCTTCTCCCATTCTCGAAATGAGAGTACCTCACCCGTGTCCATGTTCTTACATACAACTACATGAATGCAGGTAGGGTCTAACCCATTTGTCTCTATATCAAGTGCTACTTTCATTCCATCTCTCTTCAGCGTGTATCTCTCTGTGACAGTTTGCACACACAAGCATACATTTGTCGAGTTCTTTTTTTATTTTCTCCCACGAATTACGACCCATCATGGTTGCAATCTTTGCTTCCTTTTGAGAGGGATCAACATGATGAAAGTCATATACATTCAGACACTCATAAGAAACACCGCATCGTTGACAACAGCCACCTAAATAGTTAACGGCTCTTGTCTTGTGTTTCTGTTGCCGAAGCCCCTGATAATCCTTACGATACTTAGGATCATTAGAAGCTTTTGTTCTCCATGTATTGTTTCTTATACTCATTAGTTAAATACTCCAAGTAACAATCTGAACACCAATATGCATTCGATGAATGAATGGTGGGTTCACCATTTCCACACCTATTGCATAACCGATTCAAAGAGTTCTGTTGTGTCGTTTGGGCTATGTTCTTCTTCATTTTCCTCATCTCCTTCTTCTATTTCGGAACGATCTATCTCTGTTTGCCTACCTGTGTCTCTTTCATATCTAAGATAAGAGGCTGGCCCCGTGTCGCCACTAAACCTATTCTTTAATACTCTAATAAGAGTAGTGTTGCGTAGTAGTTCATCTTCGTTTTGACTATCCCTCTCTAGTCCGAGTACCATGTCGGAGAGTTGAGCTATGCCTTGACTACCTCTTAGATGACTCAGAGAAACGTGATGTCCTTCTTCGTGTCCACCATTAGGCACACGTTTAAGGTGGGTGACGATACCCAGATGTATGTTAAGTTCTTGAACCAACATTCTTAACTTGGTCATAACTTCATCAATAGCTCTACGCTCGTCACCAAACTCTTGTGACGAAACGATAATAGATATGTGATCCAAGAAGATAAACTTACAGTCTAAACCCTTTGCCATAAATCTAACACGAGATAGTAGCTGATCTATTCCCCATGACCCGAAGTGGTCAAAGAGAAATACCCGTCTATCCATACTGACTGCTTCAAAAGCTTCTTTAAACTCTTCGTCAGTGTACTCGCAAGTCGGAAGATGCATAGGTTTATTAGCGTGTATACCAAGTAAAGCAAGACCAGTACGTTTGACACTCTCTTCAAGGAAGAGCATACCTATGTTGTAAGGGCTACTCTGTAGCACATGATAGGCAAGTTCTCTGACTGTAGTACTCTTACCTGCTCCAGTACCAGCCGCAAATGTACATAGCTCTCCCAGTCTCATGCCGTATGTCAGATGTTGCAAACCTGACCACGGGTAATCGACTGTTATTATATCTTCCTTTTCTGAAAGTGATTCCCACATATCAGCAAGACATACAATTCCATCAGGAGTGTACTGCTTTTTATTGTTAAACCATTCAGATACAAAATCTTTAGACTTACCTGTAATTAGATATTCACATGGATCTTTAAGAGCCGTTGTTAGTATGTGACATTTGCCCGGACTAAACAGATCCGCTACTTCTTGGGATGCTTTACGACCAGCCGTGTCGGTGTCAAAACATATCACTACGTTGTCGAACATATCCAAGAACTGAAGTGATCGTTTACAGTCTTTTAAAGCTGATGCTGCTCCATTCCGTATAGACACAACGGGATAGTTCCCAAGCATCTGATGACAGGCTAACGCATCCAATTCACCTTCACATATAGTGATAAACTTAGAGGGACTGTTGAAAAGTTGCTGTCCAAACAGTCCAGTAATCGGCCAGCTTCCTGATGTGCGGAAACCTTTAGATGCAACTTCTCGTGTCTTATAGGCCACAAGAGCATTGTTCTTGTCATAG